AGACACCCGCATCTGCGTGTTAGGTGTTTCAAGATCATAACTTACAAGTCCGCTAACTGTACTAAACGCGTCAACAGTCTGCCTTATAACATTAGACTGATCGCAGAACTTAATAGCAGAGTCGAGTACTGCTTGCCGGGCCATAGGCTCAGAACAACCTACTACATAGGGTAGTACCCGTGAAAAAAAGCTGTCTATACTAATCATAGCTACGCCTAGATACTATAGTGGTAAGTTGAATTCTAGCAATTATACCTTTATTTTACGATGTTTTGTTACTGATTTATTTCTGACAGGCTACGCACAAAAAAGGGCTCCGAAGAGCCCTTAGATTGTAACACTTACTTACTAGCTACGCTAACTTAGCTAGCTGAACCGACCTGAGCAACAACAAGAGCTTCAGGCTTAGTCACTTTACGGCCATATACTGCCAATCCACGAACGATGTCGCCGAAGTCAGTTTGGTTACGTAAAGGCTCTGTCTTGTCAATGGTCATAGCGAAAGACACAGCAGACTTAGTACCAGCAATCATGGTACGACGCGCTTTAGCACTAGTCAAAGTAGAACCAGTAGAAGTAGCTGAAAGTCCAGCAACCAAGTTCTTAGCAGCAGCACCTTTAGGTAGCAAGTTAGAAACGTATACGTTGAAACGATCCAACATACCGATCTTACCAGTACGGATAGTGCTTGACTGATCACCAGTGAAGTAAGCTTGAGCAATGTTAGATTGCATCAACAGGTGACGATCATACGGAGAGATAACTAGGAAACGTCCGTCTTCAGGTACGTTCTGCTCATCAAGGGCAGTAGACATACGCAAGATAGCGTTAAGTACATTCTCAGGAGTTGCTTGGTCAATAGGAGCAGTATCTGTTCCTAAGTTATAAGCAGCAGAGATTGCACCAGCAGCAGCGCCTTTGTTCAAAGCAGCAGGGCCTTCAGTAACGAAAGAGTTAAAGAACACTTCGTTTTCGATGGCAATTTTTAACTGCTTAGCAGCATCTTCAGTGAACATGTTCATCAATTCCATGTCAGCCTGATATGCAAGAACGTCGTTTACTTGAACGCCAAAGTACTTACCTTTGTTGATCTGCATGTCTTGGAAGCTAGGAGTTGGAACTTCATAAGCCAAAGTCTGACCAACAGTATAGTCAGATATGCTGATTGAAGGAGCCAAACGGATACGAATGGTATCGCCTTGGTTCTTCAGCTCGCCTTCATAATCAGTGTTAGTGATTTCTGAAAGGATGGTGTTTTGGTAAAATTTAGCCAGCAGCTTGCCTGACCAAAGAGTTGGGATAAACGCACCGGAGTACGAAGGAGTAGTGTCAAACGCGCCACTACCTGTTACGGGATATACAATAGCCATGAGAGGCCTCCAATAGGATTAAGAGTTATGCTACTACACGGCCATCCATGTAAGCAGCGTCAATTTCAGCTTCAAGTTTGTTAGCTTCGTCGAATTTCGCTGAACTGTTAAGAGTAGCCGCTTTCTGAAACATTTTAGCAATGTCAGAATTCGTATAAATCTTACCTTTCTGCGAGGTCTTAGTTGCCGTAGCAGCCGTTCGACTTGGCTGAATCTGACGTTCAAGTTCTTCGCTTGGTTTAGCTTCAGGAGTTGGCTCTACTGCGACATTTTCCTTACGGTATAAGTCTACGTAGTATGCTACTGCTTCTGCATCGCCAGCGGCGAATGCTTGTTGAGCTACTGAACGTCGGGGGGCTCGTAGTACAGGGTCTACTTCATCCAACCAGCTAACCCAGCCTTTGTCAGCGTTAAGCGCTGCAAAATCGGGAACTAATTGGTGTAGCTTACTCTGGAACGAACTCTCCGCTATTTTGCTATCGGTAGTGCCAAGAAGCTCTCGCAGCTCAACATTCTCCTTTTGCATAGTATCCAATTTTACTTGGAATTCCGCAGCTACTTCGCGTGCTACCTTACGCTGAACTTCAATAAGGTCTTCTCCGAAGTTTTTAACATCTTCATCTGTTACCAGTTTCTCTACAGGTTTAGGTTCTTCTGCCTTAGCTTTGAAAGAATCTTGTAGCTCTTTGAGCTGTTGGTTCATCTCTCTAACTTGGGTATGAAGTTGTGGAACTTCTTTATCGTACATACCTTGTAAGGTTTTGTACTTTTGTTTCCACACACCTGCATCTTCATCTGGTTTTTTAGGCTCTTCTTTAGGCTCATCAACTACAGCTTCGGGAATTGCTTCTTCCAGTACTGGCTCTGCTTCAGGCTCCTCAATGGTTTCAACAACGGCCTCCGGTACTTCTGGGGCTGCTTCTACTACCTCTGTTTCGCCTAGTAGCTGCTTTTCTAGGTCTTCAACTTCCTTTAACTTTTTAGCGACTTGCTTTGGTAAAGCCATAACATACTCCTTTAAGCTCCAACTCTGTTTCCAGCTCCTCTATCGGTGTGCCTTTAACGTAATGGTTTGCTAGGATTAAAAAAACGTCTTAGTGACGCGTTAACACCTCTTGCGATTTCTCAACCGCTTCGAGGAATTCTTTGAGAACAGTCGCCTTTCCTTGCAGTCTGTGGATTACTACTGGGTCGTCCGCCACTACTAGAGAGTCTTTTACTTCTTGTAGTTTGGCTTCAAACAACTCCAACAACCCTGCAATAGATTTGCAGTTATGTAGAGCCTGTAGCTGCTGCTGTTTAGGCTTGTGCCCTATAAACATTGTCATTATAAACTATGTCCTGATATGTCTGTCAAGCGCCGTTGGGCCTTGGTGACATTATATTACCTTCTCTACCACCAACTTGCGACCCATCAGGTAACATATTCTTCGGTGCTTGCTGTTGACCTTGTGGTGGTTGACCTTTCATTTCCTGCATATGCTGTTGGATGCCCTGTTCCATTTGTGCTATTTGCTCTTGCTGCTGAGCAATAATCTGGGCTTGTTTCTGTAGCATGCTAGCCTTGGGGCGATCAGGAACGATACGATCTGGATTTGTGTTTAAGTTCATGGCTGCATCGCGGAGAAGTTCTGCCGCGCCATCTAAGCCTACGATCTCTTGCGCCATCGGGCTATTAAGTACCAGCTGTAAGAAGTCATTCTTACGGACAGCTTCAGCTTCTTTAACAATCAAGCTGCTAGCACCGCGTGCGCTAATGTTAACGTCACCGACTAGATCAGGATCGTCAGAGTAACGTAGGTTGTCATGGTATAACCGCTGTATTGCCGGGATTATTACATTCTTATCTATGTTATTGATTACCTGCTTAATGCCTTTGCCAGCATTGGAGATCATCATGGCTAAACCTGAGCTAGTTCTACCTGCGCCCGGAGTATGTCCGCCAGTCATGTACTTTGGAATCATTGTGTCTTCATCAGCACGCTCTGAGAATTTCTCGAACACTGCCATCAACTCTTGCGCGTTGCTGTTAGGTTGGAAGAAAGACAGAGGGGGTGAACCGTCGTTATACTCCGAAGCTTGGAACTGCCATATCTTCCAAGGGTGCATATCAGAGATATCTTCTCCAGCAGGTAGGCGGCTAATATTAACCCCGACCTGTGGGCCTGACGATATACCCATGTTGTTCGCAAGTGCGCGACTTGTTGCGTTAACCATAGCCTGTGAGTCGCGGCATAAATCTGCAACGCCCTTACCATCTACCGATCCGGGCTTAGCTTCGTACGAAGTCATGTAGTACGGCTTTCGGCCAATAGGATCATAGTTAAGTACAGCACGTATAACAGTACTGCCAATTAACCACACTTCACACGGGTAGTTCATTGTTTGGTCTTCGATCTCATCTTCTGGTACACCCCACTCTACGAGCAGTTTTCCAGATATGCTATCCCACAACTGTAGTGCATCAATAAGGTCATCGTTGTTTACGGCTTCCGACGGACGCTTGCCTTCAGCGGTTGCCCTAGCAGAGTCAACCCACAACCATTCTTTAAGGCCACCGCCATTAAAGTCGTTTAAAACTGTTTTGATAGCATCGTCGTTATAGCCGGGAACACCAACCAAAGTTTGTAAGTCATCAGCCGTCATTCTATGACGTTCGATAACAAAGCCATCATTAATACTCCAAGCCCACGGAGCCCAATAAAGGTCGAACGGGTTTACTCGCTCCCACTCGTTACGTATAACTTCCTGTGGCACTAACTTACCTTCTGACCACTTCAATACTTTGCGACGACGCTTAACTGGCCCTTTCATAACTGCGTAAGGGAAAGTTACCACGTCCTCTATAAATTCGTTAAACGCTTCGTACCAACCACCTTCTAAAAGCTGGTCTTCCATTTTGCGTTCCATACGAGCAATGCGCCTCTCAGATTCTTCTTCTGCCAGCTCTCTTGCTTCGTCTTGCATCTCGTTGGCGATCTTAGCTAATTCTTCTTCTTCAGGCATAGCACCTGTAGATTGCATAGCCTGCATAATTTCTTGTGCTAACTTACCTTCCAGCCCCTGTGTAATTTCTTCAGGTAACTCTGGATCAGGTGTAGCGTCCATAGACCAAGGTTTGTCACTGCCAGTACCTAATAAGGTATCTCGTAGCCAACTTGTAGCTGCGCGGCACTTAACTGACGTTAGCTGTATAAATAAGTCAGACCCACCTTGCGCTTTTATCTCAGCTTGAACACTGGGATCATATTCGCCGTTGCGCTGACGAACACACTGTAACATTCGTTCCTCAAGATCACGTTTGGCTATATGCGCAGATTCCCAACGCTTACGAACGTGTGCAGCTAGTTCTTGTATATAGGTCTCTTGCTGTAACTTCTCGCTACCTTCTTTCGCTTGTCTCTCAAGATCAGCTGCGCTCGCTACAGGTATTAACGCCATGTTTGCCATTATATAATCCTATCGTGGTTTATGGTGCTTGTTACGGTCATCGTTTAGATTATTTACCAAAGCTCTTGACGCAGCCCTAGCCTGTACGGAATCATCAGACTCTGGTACTTTCCTTTTCTTTGGCGCTGCTTTTACCTTTGGCTTTTTACGGTCATTAGAGTTTAAAGTGCTTACTAAAGCTTTAGATTCATCAGACATTTTATTTTTAGGGTGCGCCATCTTTACGTCCTCAATACGATTAGTGTCGATTGTACCAGTTATTTGCTAAGTATACACATAGTTGACTTTCTTTACCGCCCTTCTTCCCTGCGAAGTCACCGACCCACGAGATTGTAAGTCTATTATGCTATCAGCGTACTGGTTAGCGTCGTGGATGTGGGAATATTCATTCTTATCAGGCTTGTCTTCGAGTTCGCCGTTGCGTTTTTTCTTGTAACGGTACCCGTGGTGGAACCCACGAAGCAACATAACACAACTTTTGTCCACCAAATACATCGCTTCACCTTCAAGATGCTGGTTCAGTAACCTTTCTACTGCCTGTATCCTATATTGCGGTTTGTTCGATGGCGGTTTGATACATTGATAACCCGCTGCACGCAACGCGTCCACCAATGTCATCTCATTTAACTGTTGTTTCATAAATCCAGCAGGGTCAGGAGCGCATATCATCTCATGGCCGGGGTAATATCGCGCAACATGCGGCGCTAACTTCGTCCTTATAAAGGTCTCAATACCCATATTCTCAGAAGTCACCTCACTCAGCGTCATAACTCTGCCACGAGGATCACGCTGCTTAAATATTGCGCAGGGCGTCCTACCGAAGTCAATCCCAACAATTATGGGGTAGTCAGGAAGCGGTATGGGTTTGAGTTCATGCTCTGCTACGTGGAAGTCAGCTACAAATGATCGATCATAAACCGGAGTACCAGCAAGTGAGCGGCCAAACTTATTCCGAATATAAACATCGACCCAATCAGGCGTTTTACCTTCTGCCAGTTTCTCATAATACCCTGCTATCAAATTCTGTGTCCAATCCGCCTCATCACTCAAAGCGTCTGGCTGCATATAGATCGAAGCCGTACTCGGAGGCTCCGTCATGTACTTCTCCCAGAACGTATCAGTATCCGGGGCGTTAGTCGCGCCCCAAATATGGGCGTTGGGTTCGCCATTGTCTAAAACACAGCCCCCCTTAGCTACCGAAGGGTATCGGCCAACTCGACCTTGTAGCGCGTTAAAAATGTCAGGGTGTATTTCTCTATACTCATCCAAAACGCCAAAGGAACATTCCAACGACAAAAGCCGTCGAACGTCATTCGCATCATCTAAACCTCGGAAAAGTACTTCGCATTCCACATTGTCGAATTTCAGGAAGAACCGCTTGTCTGTTCTAGCGTACCGACCCGCTGCGCCTTCTGGAAACCACGTCGTAAACGTAGGAATGGTCGCGTCGGTTAACATCTGGTTGGTGTTACGTACTATCACGGCCCTTGACCGCCTAATCCCAT